AATCTGAAAAGAAAACTTATGAGGTAAAGGAAAAGATTAAATTTCTAAATCCAAGAGAAGGTGATATCATTTTACAAGGTAGAGTTGGTAACACACTTCGTCTTAGTGAGTTCTTTTTAACCGAAGATGGTAAGAGTTCATCTCCATCTATTTTCATTCGTAATAAGCAAAATCCTGAGCTTGATTCTAAACCAATTGGTGAGATGATTGATGAGGATATTAACAAAGATGGTTCATCCATATACATCACATCTAATAAAGTAAAAATTCCATTTAAAGAAACTATTAAAAAAGAAAAGATAGGGTTTAAGGAATTTCCAACTTCGGATAAATTAAAGGGTGACCAATTATTTGTAAATTCCGATAGAATAGTATTTTCAGCAAAAGCAAGTGAATTTATTATATTTGGTAAAGGTAACACAGGTGTTATAACCGATGGTAATTTTTCAGTAGATGCCGAAAAGGATATATACCTGCATACTAATAAAAATGCAACCATTCATTCTAAAGGAGCTAATCAGATATTTTTAAACTCCGATAATGGTAAAATATATTTAGGTAAAAATAAAGGAGAAGGTGCAGCCGGTGCAGCCGTTCAAAAGATGGTATTAGGTGGTGAATTAGTTAAGATAATGGGAGAGTTGATAGATGAAATTACTAAGCAAGTATATGCTACCCCCGTTGGACCAACTGCAACTGGGCCTGTAAATGCTGCGGCATTTAAAGCTATAAAGGGAAAATTAAACACATTACTATCTGCTAAAAATTATTTAAGTAAATCATAATGTCTTGGACACTATTTAAAGTAAATGTTTTAAAATCACTAGTATCATTTCAGTTTGCAAAAGATATGGATGCATTTGCTGATTTTTATGCAAATGAATACGACCAATGTATAAGACGAGGTGGTGATATGATTTATGGTGTTCCTATTCTAAATGGGAATGTATCTGCTATGTCCGATGTAATAAAACGTGCATTAAAAAAAGGACAGGAGAGTGATGGTGAAAACTTCAACATATTGCAAGAAATATATCCAGCTGCATTCGATGCATATTGGTTGGGAGCAGAAATGGCTCCTATTCCAAATCCATTGTTAAAGCCCGGTGGTTGGCAATCTACACCACCTGCTCCTGGAACTATTATGAATATAGGACCTAATCCTATAATGTTAGCCACATCCGCAGCACTACATAAAGCCGAAGTGGAAGCTATGAAGGCTTTGGAAGATGCATTGAAAAGTCAAACAATTACTATACAGCCATTTGGGGAGATAAATGTATATGAAACTATTCAAAAAATAATAAAGAAAGAACCAATTGATACTACGATAGTAAATCACCCCGCTATAAAAGCAGGTAAAAGTGTTATACAAAAAGTAAAACAGGCTAAGAAGAAAAAACCATCAATAGGTTCTCAATTTAAAAAATCAATAAAATTCCCATTTCCAGAATTGCCAAAGAAAAAGGAAATAATTGAAAAGGCAAAGCAAAAGCTATTAGAAGCTGCTATGGAAGAGTTAAAAAAACAATTAATTATTCCAATAGAGGCTACCATTTTAGCACCAATTATAGCAGCTATACAATCCGCTGTCCAGTTATCAAATAATATTCCATCCCCAAAACCAACCCCTGCTCAAATTAAAAAGTTTGTAAAGGATACGATAGATGGGATTACTCCTGAAATTTCACTACCTGGCATTGATATACCTAAGATACCTACTAAAGAGGAATTTAAGAAAATGATTGATGATGCTATACCTACGAAGGAGGAGTTGAAAGCAATGGCATATGATATGATTAAGGATAAGATACCGGATATTCCTAATATATTTTTTATACCTCCTACAATTAAATTTAGCTTTCAAACAAACATAATGATTAATCCATTTGTGAATGTAGCTAAAGTTCATTTAATGGGAGCCGGTGGTATAATGTCGGTAATGGCACAATACCCACCTCCAGCGCCACCTGCGCCTGCCATATTAAATTGGAGTGGTTATAAAATCATAGGATAATACAATTGTATTAAATTTAATCTTTTATATTTATTAACAAACAGAATATTTTTTTATTATGAAATCAGAAATTTTAGTAACACTTATTAAAGAAGTGGTGAAAAATGAAGTAAAGCAACAAGTCTTACAAGAACTTGCTAAACTTGTTAAATCTGGTGCGGTTACATTGAACTCACAACCTAAAAAAACTACACCATCTTTGAGAGAGATGGCTGAGGTAGTATCTAAACCAGTGGTTAGTAGACAACCATTACAACAAGCTCCTCAAATCAAAAAGGAATTTACAAAAGACCCAATGATTAATGAGATTTTAAATATGACACAACCATTTTCAGCTGAACAAAGAACCGAAGGTGGTATGGGTGGTGGAAGTGTATTGGATATGTTACAACCTACTATGGAAGTGGATGATGAATGGGAGACTATGGATTTTAGAAATTTGGATGTTCCACAATCTATGCCACAGCAAATTCAACCAACGGGTGATGCATTGCAAGATGCTACAATGAAAGCATTGACTAGAGATTATAGTGCATTAACAAAAGTTTTCGCACAACAAGAACAAGAGAAAAAACGTAGATAATGGCAATAGAGCTTGGTAAAGTTAGAGTAACGGATTTAGTAGAAAATAACTATAAGATATTGGGAATCGGAATTAACGAAACTTCTAATGCCGGTGGCATTTTTGCTGTAAATTATACTACACTTTCACAAGCTAAGCATAATCTAAAAAATCTTATTCTAACTCAAAAAGGGGAGAGATTAATGCAACCCGAATTCGGATGCGATATCTGGAAAGTATTATTTGAACCGATGCCCGCTGATTCCATTGAGAACGTAATTGAATCGGTAATATTAGATGCAGTATCTAAATGGTTACCATATTTAACCGTAACGGAAATTGTTTTCGATTACGATGATAATGACATTGATAATAATAGAATTGGATTGGATATTAAGTTTGCGCTTACATCAAACCCAAATTTAACAGAATCAGTACAAATAAATGTAAATAATTAAGAATGGGACTTAAACCTATAAATAAGACTTGGGGTAACGATAATAAGAATGTAAATTACGTTGGTAAAGATTTTGCTACATTGAAGCAAACTCTTATTGATTATACTAAAACTTACTTTCCTAACACATATTCCGATTTTAATGAGGCATCTCCTGGTATGGTGTTTGTAGAACAAGCAGCAGCTATTGGTGATATCTTATCATTTTACCAAGATACTCAGTTAAAAGAATCGATGTTATCACACGCTACCGAACGTAAAAACGTTGTAGCATTAGCACAATCTTTGGGATATAAACCAAAGGTAACTGCGCCCGCGGTTACCACATTGACGGTATATCAATTAATACCAGCAGTTAGTGGTAGTGGGGATGATAAATATGACCCAAATCCTAAATATTATTTAAGAATAAAAGATGGTATGCAAGTAACATCTACTACTAAATCGAATATAACATTTAGAACACTTGATGCAGTTGATTTTTCAAATCCAACTGATAGGGAGATTGATGTTTATAGTAGAAATCAAGCAACGGGTGCGCCTGAGCAATATTTGATTACTAAGAAGGTAAAGGCAATATCGGCTACTGAAAAGGAAACTGATTTGTTTTTTGGTGATTATGTAGAATATCCATCAAAAACTATAAATGATACAAATATAATACAAATATCATCGGTAACATCTCAAGATGGTGAAAAGTGGCACGAAGTTCCATATTTAGCACAAGAAAGTATATTTGTGGAAACTGCTAACGTAGAAACTAATAGTGAGATGTCTGCATCTTCATCGGTAGTTCCTTATATTTTAGAAATACAAAAAGTACCAAATAGATTTAGTGTAAAGGTTAATTCCGATAATACAATGGATTTACAATTTGGTAGCGGTGATTCAAGAATAAATGATGAGATAATTTTACCAAATTCTAAAAATGTTGGATTGGGATTAGCTCATTCTATTAGTAGATTGAATTCATCGATAGACCCATCCAATTTCTTAAAAACAAATACATTTGGCGTTGTTCCATCTAATAATACAACATTGCGTGTTAAATATTTAGTCGGTGGTGGGGTTGATTCAAATGTTAATACTGGTGATTTGGTAACTATTTCTAAAATAGAATTTGAAGAAGATTTACTATCGTTTTCAGATGTAGCCGAACGAAACTTATATGAGACATATAAAACATCGGTGGCGGTTGAGAACTTAGAACCGGCTGTTGGTGGTAGAGGCGTAGAGTCGATTGAAGAAATTAGACAAAATGCTCTGGCAACATTTGGTTCTCAAAACAGAGCAGTAACTAGACAAGATTACATTGTAAGAGCATTGAGTATGCCGGAACGATATGGTAGTGTAGCCAAAGTATATGTTTCACCGGATGGCGAAGTTGATAATAATTCACCAGCATCGATTCTTGCTAATCCAAACAATATAGCTGAATTCGTTGGTATAGTTGATGGATTGAAAGATAAAACAAAAGGTGAGATACAGACGGAATTAGTTAAGTATCTTACACAAAAGAAATCAAACTTATCCGAAGTAAATAATCCATTTGCGATTAATATGTACGTATTAGCATATGATGGTGATAAGAAATTAACAAATCTAAATCCAGCAATAAAAGAGAATTTAAAAACTTACTTAGGCGAGTATAGAATGATTACGGATGCTGTTAATATTATAGATGGATTTATCGTAAATATTGGATGCGATTTCGAAGTTATATGTTATTCAAATTATAATAAAAACGAAGTAATCACAAAATGTTTGTTAGAATTACAAGATTACTTTAATACAGATAATTGGACATTCAACAAACCAATCAATATTTCAGAAATAGAATTACTATTAGCAAATGTAGATGGGGTAATGAGTGTACCATCTGTTAAGATTTCTAACTTATGTAAATCATCTGCTTATGGAGAAAATTATTCTCCTAATAGATATAATATAGAACAGGCAACACAAGGTAAGATTATTTATCCATCTTTAGACCCTTGCGTTTTTGAAGTAAAATACCCTAACAAAGATATAAAAGGAAGAGCACTATAATGCATAAACTATACACCTCATCGTTCGATGCCAGTATTTATTTACAACAACCCGACCAAAACGCAGGTAGGGATGAATTGTTGGAAGTAGGTAAACTATATTATGGAGATACCAAAGATATAGCTAGAGCATTAGTTAAATTCAACATCGATTCAATTTCATCATCTATATCAAATGGTGAAATCACAGGAAGTTGGAAAGCGTATCTAAATCTAAAATCAGCCGGTGCCGAAGAAATTCCTTTGGAATATTCGATTTATGCAAACGCCGTTTCACAAAGTTGGAATATGGGTACGGGTACTAAATTTGATAATATCACAACGGATGGTATCAGTTGGAAATATAGAGATGGGATTAATACTTGGCAAGATAATACGTTAGGTGGTACTGCTACATTTGTAGCCGGTACAACGGGTTCTGCCAATGCAGAGGGTGGTACTTGGTACACAGGCTCTGAGGCATCTCAGTCATATAATTATGAGCCGGATGATATCAGAATGGATGTAACTGGAATTATTAATCTTTGGGTTAGTGGTTCATTACCTAATAATGGATTCATTGTTAGACATGGTTTAAATAACGAAAGTGATAGTTTGGATTATGGTACATTAAAGTTTTTCTCAAAAGAAACACATACAATATACGAACCTAAATTAGAAATAGTTTGGGATGATTCATCATTTTCAACGGGTTCACTAAGTGTTATACCTGATGAGAACTTTAAAGTAGTGTATTCCAATTTAAAATCAAAATATTCAAAAGATAGTAAGATAAAGATTAGAGTTAAGGGTAGAGAATTATATCCAATGAGAACGTTCTCTGGAACGTTTGATTATGATAATACAAGCTATTTACCAACTACTTCATATTATCAATTAGAAGATTATATCACAGGTGAAATTATTTTTCCATTCGGAGAATATACTAAAATAAGTTGTGATAGTAATGGTAGTTTCTTTATTATGAATCTTAATGGATTGGCACATAATAGAGTATATCTTTTAAAAATGAAGATATCACAAGGTGGTATTGATTATATAATCGATGATAAATCGGTATTTGAAATAGTTTAATATGGCAACAGCATTAGAAGCAATAGCACAAAAGTTAGAAGCGGCTCGTAAAGAGAAATTAGAAACGATATTAAGTATATCTGGTTCACAATCTATTGCCAAAAATGATTACAATGTAACCATTGTAGATGAGCAACAACCTGCTTCATCTTTGATATTTAAAACTCTTAGTAAGGATAAATACGATGATGCTGAGTTAGTTAAAGCAATTGATATTCAGGTTAAAGAATTAAAACCTAATATTCCAACTCCTAATTTAGATTTAGTACCAAAGCCATTATACGATGAGCAAGTGTTGGATAATGAGGATTTGAGAGTACAAGTTACAAATTTAACCGAAGAAGTTCAATCTTTAAATAATACCATAGTTGATTTAAATTCTCAAGTTCAAACTGAGATAAATACTAGGTTAAATATAGAACAAAGTAACGATGCATTATTGAATCAATTAGATACTCTTAATGCAACTATACAAAACTTTGCAGTACAAATTCAATCAGCAGTTCAGAAATCAGTTGATGAATCTATATTGAGAGCATCATTACAATCCCAAAATGCAGGATTTAAAGCACAGATTGAAGCATTGATTAAACAAATTGACTCGTTAAACTCTATTATTGAAGGATTACAGGCTCAATTAGGAGCAGTTCAGCAACAATCGGCCATTACATCGGGAACATTAGCACAAGCACAGGCGGCCGGTGCAGATGTTATAAATGAAGTAGCTATTGTTAAGTTGGATGGAAATGAGGATGCCGTTCAATCGCCTATTTGGGCTAGATTTAAAGCTAGAGGTGGTTCTCAATGGAAAAATGGTAAAGGATTGGAAATAACCAATAATGATAAGACTCCTATTACAATCAAGTTAACAAAAACAAATCCAAAAGATGGTAAAGATTTTTATACAATCCCTCAAATGGAATTTACTGTGGCTGCTGGTGAAAATAAGAAATTAGATTTCACACTAAACGAAGGAGAAGTTGGTGGATTGGATTCGAGAAAGAAAGGTGGATGGTTTGGTGGTAACACCAAATCAAAAGATTACAAAGGTGGTTCATTAAAAGTAACCGTAACACGTTCGGATGGTTCATCTAAAGATAAAACATACGAGGCTGGATTTGGTAAATATCATCCAGATTCATATTAATAATATAAACTATGAGTATTACAAAATATAGTAATTTTGATGAAATAAATAATAAAACTCAGAATGAGGGTAAATATCTTCAATCGGAGGATTTATTTATTGTTTCAAAAAATGAATTAGATGAAACCGATTTCGGTGAATGTAGATATGATGTAATGGAAGTTTCCGTTTACGATATCAATAACAATATACTACCACATAAAAGTGGTAAGAATATTGCTTATATTAAAACAGGTGATATTAAAAACTATTTGTATGTTTTAAATAATAAGCAGGGTTTTCCTGAAATGGCAATCGATGCTGAAAAGTTATTAAATGAGTTGGGGTTTACCAATGGCATATTAAAACTAAACATAAATTTTGTTAGAAACAAAGTTGGTTCAGATAATAATTTGACTAGAGTTTGGATACAAGAAATTTCTCCATCAAGGGAAGAGGTTCGTATTATTCCATTGAAAACAAAAGATGAAAATATAAATGTAATAACAACTTATGAATTCAAAAACATTCATAATTTAAGTAAAGATTTTAAATATTACAAAAGAAATATATTAGATGCGTTGGATAAATTTGAATCCGATTCATTGACTAAAATTGATGATGCGTTGGTAGCTAAATTTGGAAATGATTTTAGAGAAACGATGCGAAAGGATTTTGGTTTAAGAGATTTGGAATTGTTCAATAAACGAATATTCGATAATTTCAGAGATAGTATAAAGAATTGGTTAAATAACAAATACTATGATATAACGGAATCTAATTTTGGTAAACCATCCGAAGTTAGGTTTTTGGATTGCGAACAATACCCATTCCAAACTCTAATGGGTGATATTTCAAACATATTAAATAATTGTATTTCTTATAATATAAAGACTTTAAAACGTAGAGCTATTGATTATACAAATCTTCCAAAAGAATTTCAAATCGTAGAATTACGTAAACAGATTAAAGATAATTTAGATTCATTCCAAACTAATGTAGATATTAGAAGAAATGTATTTGCACCGGATAAAGTTGATTTACGAGTAAAAGGAACTACGGAATTGGCGCCTATACAAACTACGATAAAAGTTGAAAAGCCGGTAGTAGTAACACCGCCACCGATAATCATACCTGCACCAGTTGAAAAAGCAAAAGTGTATTCATACTTTATATCGAATGGCTCCGGAACGGGATTATATGGTAGTGGTTTTACGAATTCATTCGCATATTATGATGCCGATGGTGTTCAACGAACTGGAGCATCATTATCACCTGGTGGTTCCACTGTGGTATGTGCTCAGCAAGGCACTATTAAAACGGGAGGGCCTAATTGGAGTGTTATCCAAGGTGCAGAATGTAATCCACAGCCGGTGAGTACACCAATCGCTCCTATATATGGAGGAGGCGGAGGTCGTATTGTAGGTGATGAAAGATTTTTAAATGGTAATTACGCTGATAGAAGTAATACCGAACTACAAGCTTACTAATTTTAAATTAGAAGAGCAACAATATTGAGATTAAAATACTTATAGTAAAAGATATAGATGGCAGTACAAGCGATTTTAGAAGATTCATACGATAGAGTTTCCATCGATGGTGGATTTGTTTCATCATATGGTGGCGGCGGAGGCGGTGGTGGTAGTAGCATAGTTATTCCAAAAATACCATACGTACCCATTAGTGCTGTAAAAACAAATCCATTACATATTAATTTAACCAGCAATGATTCCAATGGATTGGAATTTGCGGATAATGGTTCAGTAGTTACATTTGGTACATCTGTAAGTCTTACATATAACCCATCTACTAAATTTGGGTCACAACGAACATATACTGCAACAACATTTTCAGGTAAAGTTACATCTAAATTCGATGTAAGTATAATTCCTTTAAATGAAAATAATATATTAAGCGAAGGAGTACTTATCCAAGAATACAAATATACAAATGGGGAATGGGTAGCGGAGCAGCCTAGAACTTTAAATTATGCAATTGGAGCAGTTACATTGAATTTTTCGGTTGAAAAAGTAATTCCATATGTAGAGCAGATTAAAGAATTACCAAATCCAGATACAGAGTATGAATTGGGGTTTGCTTCGAATCTGACATCGGATATCAATGATTCAATTTCATTAAAATATGATATTGTTTCTAATAACACTATAATTAAAACGGGTGTATTAAAGTTATCGGATGGTAACATACTTGGAATACTACCAAAGGAAACTATAAATAATGCTGTTGTAAATTTACAAATACAAGGTAATTTACCAAGCAATATTAATATTACTGGTATTTATTCAGGTGTTAAATCTCAAATAGGTGATAATCTAAATGATATCAACTTTGATAGGTTATCTAAACAACCACATTCATTTCAAATACCAGCTAGTCAATTAACATCTACTTTAATAGTAATTGTTAACGCTGAGAAGGTATTGACATTCGCTGAACCAACTATTGAGCTGAGTTCTACTCAATATACATTAAGTGTAAAGGAATCTGATACTGAGAAATCAATTACGATTCCGTTTAAAACAAATAATGCCGATAAGGTATTGGTATATATTACTCCAACAAAAGTGGTGGAGTTTCCATCTACCGATAATCAATTTACATTATTTTTTCAAAAAGATTTCCAAGAAGTATATGGTTCGAATCGAATTGTAATAGTTCCGGTTGGTACATCATATGGAACGGGTACTAGAAAAGAGATATTAGTAACATTTACAGCTATTAATGATTATCCATCTATTACGGAAGCAGTTTATGCCGATAGTATAGATGTTCCATCATTTTCCGATTTCAATGTTGAATATGATGTTAAATACGCATCATTCGCAGCAACATCGGTTGATATCTCTTTAAAATTAAATGATGGTTCATTTGTAGGAATCGCATCAAACCAACCAGCGAATGGTAGTTTGAAAATAAATCTTAAAACATTAAAAAATACATATCCTAAATGGAATGGTAGTTCTAATGTTACGTTGGTATTAAAACCATATAATAGAGGTGGTGCCGAAGAGTTGATTGGAAATGAATATGAAATTATTACCAATTTAATCTTACCAACCATATCGTTGGATGAGGATATAATTGCTACATCGTTATTTCAATCATTTGTAGATAAATTAAGCATAATAGAGCCCGATAAGGAAAGTAAATACTTAACACATCTCGCTAATTTTGGAGATAATGAGCAAACTTTAATTTCTTCTTGGGAAACCGATAATTGGACATTATCTGATAAATCTATCGATGAATTGGGTAACGAATTTGTTACAAATGAAGTAGAATCTATTATATTAAAATTATATTCACCACTTCCTGCTAATATAACGAATAATTCAACGTTTTGGATTACCAAAATGATGAGCAATCCATTGATTGAAACCGTTGTATTAAATGAACAAGAAGATTTAGTATGCCCTCCATTAAAAGGGCCAAATTTCGAAATTCCTATTGATTTTGTAAAAGGTAGTTCTACGAATTACGAATCATTGGATAATTTAATATTAACTACGGATGTTTCATCATCATCTCAATTAGTAAATACATATTTGAGTTCATCATTAATTAGTACTGATGAATTAAATATCGAATACTATATAAGTGGTTCGGATGATTATGAGTGGAAGAATTTTGTCCACTTTAGTTCAGCTAAAGAACGTTTGGATAACTTCGTTTATAAAGTTCAATTGATTGAGAGCTATGAGCAATTGATATTAAGTTCTTCTACCGATTACACTGGAAACGATGCAGCATTTTATACGGCATCTATATCAGCAAGACAAGAAACTGATAGACAATTATCTAAAAAGAATCAACTAATAAATGGATTTGATGGATTTGAAAAATTCTTATATACATCATCATCTATGTCTTGGCCATATAATGGTACAACTAGATTAGAATCCCTTAATCCAAATGTTTCCGATTGGTACGATAATATATTAGAAAAAGCTACTATTTACGATGTGGATAATATGAACTGGGTTCAGAATAATATTCCACAATATATTGTAAATAACGATGAGAATGCAAGTTTGTTGTTATTCTTTTCAATGATTGGACAGCATTTTGATAATATATACTTCCATACAAAAGCAATTGAAAAGAGTAGAGGATTGGGCTACCAATCTAAAGATGGTATTTCTGATAAATTATTATTTGATGCACTTAAATCATTTGGATGGGATGCTCAAAATCTGGCAGCAGATAAAGCATTGTGGTCTTATGTATTTGGCAACCAAAATAATGAAACGGAATTAAATCCGGCTAAACAAAGAACATACGAAGTTTGGAGAAGAATTATAAATAACTTACCTTACTTATTAAAGCATAAAGGAACTCGAAAAGGAGTTTACGCATTATTAAGTTGCTATGGTGTACCATCATCAAACCTTTCTATATTGGAATTTGGTGGACCTGAGGTAACTGAAACTACTAAGACTAAGTTAGTAATGGATAACATTACAACTGCTCTTAAAATGGTTAGCGGTTCATATATAATGACCGATTGGAGAGATACTGAAAGAAATAGACGACCTGATACAATTGAAATGTTTGTTAAGCCATTGGGTAGACAAACATCTACATTACTTTCATTATCAGGAAGTTCCGCAAGTTTGAATATACATACCTCATCAAATGATGCGGATAGTTTGTTTGGATATTTGGAGTTTGACTATGGCAATAGTAGTTTTACATCATCAACAATGCCGTTATTTAATGGCAATTTCTTCGGTGTAGAGATATCAAGAGAAATAAGTGGTAGTTATCATAACTTTGAATTAAATGTAAGACAATCTAATAAAGAAAGAACTATATTTCAAAATACAGCAACCGCTAGTATAATTGATACGGATTCCGATTGGGAAACCCCTACTCAACTTATGATTGGTGGTAACTACATTGGTAGTTTGGATGAATTCCGACTATGGTCAACCCCATTGGAAAAGGAACGTTTCTTTGAACACGTTTCATTCCCAGAAATGATTAATGGAAATCACGTTTCAGCATCTACCGATGATTTATATTTCAGATTGGATTTCGAATATCCAAAGAACTTAGCATTATCGCCAACATTATTAAATGTGGATTCTAATGTTTATTTCTCATCATCGCTATACAGAAATGATTTGGAAAATGGTTCTTTATTGGCTGGTGATACTATATTATCAACAAATCCATCGGCATCGTATTCAGCATCTGTATATGGATTTACATCTACAACGGATTACCCATATCAATTTGAAGCAATTGATAGAAGTGTAGTATTGGAAATACCTGATTTGGGAGCTGGTAGATATTCTACTAATAAAGTTAGAATGGAATCACAAACATTGGTTTCAGATTTATCATCAAAAGGTAGAGCTACTAAGAAATCATTTGACCAATCACCAACTGATTCAAATAGGGTTGGATTGTTTTTCTCTCCTACAAAGGAGTTGAATATCGATATTGCTAAATCATTTGGTGGTATAAATTTAGATAACTACATTGGTGACCCATCGGATGCATATAAATCAAACTATAAACAATTGGATGATTTGAGAAGCTATTATTTCGAGCGATTTGATGGTAGAGATATTTATGCTTACATTAACTTAATCAAACTTTATGAGAAATCGATGTTTGAGGATATTAAGAAGATGTTGCCTGCTAGAGTTAAAGCAACTACTGGTTTATTGATTGAACCACATTTCTTAGAAAGAAGTAAAATACAGGTTAATAAGCCAACGGGGGAGGATTATCAAAAGGAAACCAATATTAAGTTTTCAGATACTACCATAATACAAATGGAAAACAATCAGTATGAAATGATTGTTGATGCAAATTTATCCGAAAATATAATTGGTGAAAATAATCAATATGAATCAACTGTTGATGCAAATTTATCGGATAATTTAATAGCTAGTAACTATCAGTATGATTCATTGATTGGCGCTAGTGATGATTTACATCTATCATCGGATTCGTATCAAAGACAAACTACTATTGATTCCGGTTTAGGCGAACCTACTATATTGACTGAAATTGACTTGTTAGGAGGCGCTACAATCGTTGGACAAAGTGAATTTGAAACAATTGGGTTTGGTATTTATGCTCAAAGTGGTTCTGCAATTAGAACATATTTCGGAACGGATGGTAGTGTTTTAAAAGAAAGAGTTAGGGTTAATTTAATAACCGAACAAAAGGATAGACAAATAGTTAAATACGCAGTAACAGCATCCGTTAATGGATTGGGAGACCCACGAGGTGGATATGTGTTAGATACGCAGACCTATACGGAAACTAAATTAAATATTCAACCATTTAGTGGTTCGGTAGTTCCATCGGTTGGTGGGAAGATAATTAGTGTTGAAAATGTAGATGGGTATTTAAGAACGCATTATAGAAATACTTCCGATTTAACGAGAGGATTGGAAAATTCATTTTTTAGAGGTTCAAAAAATACTGCAGCAACTACATTAGATGGTAGTGAACCTATTGAAACATTTATTACTAATCCTAATACATTGAAAGTAAACAAAGCTGGAAGAGATACATCCGAACCAATTTTAGAAGTAGAATAACGGATTTTAAAAATAATTATATTTATAAACAAAGATAATACAATACTATGGGATATTTAAGTAATACTGAATTAACAGTAGATGCTATTCTTACTAAGAAGGGTAGAGAGAAATTAGCAGCTGGGCAAGGGTTAAACATTACTCAATTTGCATTAGCAGATGATGAGATTGACTACACTCTCTACGAACCAGCTCATCCATTAGGTTCAGCTTATTATGATGCGGCTATTAAAAATATGCCGGTTTTAGAAGCATCGCCTGATGAAACACAAGTAATGAAATACAAATTGGTAACGTTACCTAAAAATACAACTCGTATTCCTGTTGTAGAATTTGGTATTCCAAATGTAGCAGTTAATCAAAATAGTGGTGAAGTATCATTATCACCAACGACATCACCTGCTGGAAACAGAAGATTAGGATATACAATTGTACTTTCTAATAAAAATGCAGGAGATATTATTGGAGAAGGTGTAACTTCGGATGTAGGAACAGTACCAGTATTTATTGGTGATGATGTTTCTGCAACTGCGGCTGTTGCCAAAGGATTGACATTTAAATTTATTCCAAACCCATCATTGACTTCATCTATCAGAACAACAATAACTGTATATGGTAATGAAACAGGTGGTTCACAAACAATTCCGGTAACCGTAACATACGTTCAATAATTTAAACTATGGCATTAATAAGAGATAATAGAGGAGCACTTTTAGCAAGTAATTTATCACAATACTTAGCTTCAGCAGCAAATACTGCTGGAACTCCTGTCGATACTACCGAATTGGTAAATATCGTAAACCAATTTTTAGGACAAGGTGAGCAAATCAGTTCCGATGTAACTACTATTACAAATGGTATTTATAAGAAATTTGGAGCAATCGATAAAGTAACTAACAGAACAGAAATCATAACTTCGGGTATATGGAGTGGTGATGCCGGTGATTTAGCCGTATCATCATCACATACATCATCTGCACAAATTGCATCTACAAGTGGTAAGTACTACATAGATGTATATAATGAAGAAACTTCATCTGGAGTAGCTGAGGTTCAGTTCTCAGTTGCATATGGCGATATCAATGGATATGGTGCACCAACATTAACGAACGATGCAAGTTCTACATTACCTACTAAAGCAACTTACAATCAATTTAAGAATGTTTTATTAGATAGTTCTGATGCATCTTTTAGTGTATATACTGGTTCAGTAGCAGGTGGACACGAATTAGAAAACTTCTATGTAATTAATGTAAATAGAGCTAGATATAAGGAGAAATTAGACCCAGGTAATATTATGATTAATTTATCAGGTTCTAATGGATTGGTAACATTAATCGATGATAGTGGTGGAACTGATGAGAATGTTACAACTGCTGGAAGAGTTTATAACTTAGTAAGTGGTTCATTGGGAATAGGTGTGGGATTAACCCCAACCGTTCATTCGGTTTCAGATTCTACTTCTGGTCAAGGATATGGATTATTCTATCCAGATATGGGAATCATATTATTGAACCCAACTGCATTGGAAAATAAAGTAGATGATTCACTACAAGCCGCTACTTCATCTGTGGCTAGTACATATCATATTAACAGAGGTTCAAACTTCGGAGGAACTGCCTTATTGAAAGCATTGGAAAAAGGAGCAGATTTTCAAGCTCGTAGAACTGAAAACGTTTCTACTTCACATTACTTCGTAAGAGCAAATAATAGAGAATTTAACTTCTCAAACAACCCAACATTTGTAACGGGTTCAGTTGGAGCATTTGTTAATTCATCATTTGAAAAAGACCCTAAAGTGTATATCACTTCGGTAGGTTTATATGATGATGCAAATGAATTATTAGCAGTAGCTAAAACTTCAAAACCAATTGAAAAATCCTTTGACAAGGAAATAGCAATAAAAGTAAAGTTAGATTTTTAATAGAGAGTAACTAAAGACTTTAGACCCACCTAATTGGTGGGTTTTTAGTTTAACCGATATTTATATAGGATATGTTAAAAAGAATTCCAAAATCGGATATTAGTATAAGACCATTTAAGGCTTATAAAGAGTGGAGCTTTTCAAGTGGTTCTACTGATGTATCGTTGTTATATGCAAGTGATACTCAATCCGGTGATAATTCATTTAATAACGATGCTGGCGCTACATCTTACACATCGCTATATGGCCAACTTAGAGCTCAATTCTATAATGGAGATGAGTATAACCCATTCACACGTACTGGGCATAAATCGAGTTTATATATTCCTGAAAGTAAAGCTAAGGAAAGATATTTAAGTGGTTCTGCTAAAGTAATATCGATTCCTTTGAAATATGTAGGGGAGGGTATAAAAAAATCATCATTACAATTAATAGATGATAGTACGCTCGGAACATATGTTGATGATGGGGTTGGAAATTTATATGATGTTAGAGACCAAGTTTTTGTATCTCTTATTGATGTGGAGTCTGGCTCATTTCCTACTCAACTAACGTTTAGGTTTGAAGATACTACCGAAAACTCATATACCATTTCATTGGATAATGATTATTTTATAGATATCCAAAGTCAGTCATTGGAGTTTACATATAAAGGAATTGCATATAGAGATAATACATCTATCAGAATCGATAAATTTGATACCGATACGGGTCAAATGATTGTAGATAATTTCCCATTCCTTCCAGTTGATGCAAATGGTATTAAAATTGGTAATGTATTTTATCAACAAGGGTTAGTAACTTTAAATAGAGAAGTCGATACACATTTACTTACAGATTGGAATCTAACATATAAATCTACTCAGACTATATATGAACATGAGTATTTATTAATTTCGAATCAAGACGAATTTAATATTTCTCAAAATCCAACTGCGATAACTCAAGTTGGTGGAAAGTATTCTATGTTTGTTGATTCAAATGGTGTTAGTAGAAAAGTATATACAGAACAACCTACTAAATATATTCGTAAGAAATCCATAATGGATGATGGGCAAGTTTTGGATTTTAGATATTCATCATCTGTAAGTTCATCTACCCACTTTGCAGGATTCGAACATTATGATTTAAGTAGTTCTATTGATACGACTGGCTCATTCTTAGCACCATTTATTACAACTATTGGATTATATGATGATAATTGTGATTTAGTAGCTGTGGCTAAGTTGCCGCAACCAATTAAATCGGAGCCGGATATTCCTATAAACTTTATTGTACGTTTTGATACATAATTAATATTTATTACTAAACAAAAGAAACTATGTCAAAGATTTTAGATTTATACAAAGCAGCACAAAGCTCATTGGGTGTTGATAAAATTAGCTATACCGCTGGAGATAACGCAAAAACTCCATATACTACAAATGACTTGAAAAAAGCAGATGAGCAAATATTAACTGCTGATAAATTCAAAGTTGGTAGAGGTGGTGCTATTTCTGAAAAGAAATATTCTGATTCAAAAAAATAATTTAATGGCTAAAAAAGTTACAAAGAAATCAAGTGGTTGGGTTGCTAGAAAATATGGGTTTAAATCAGGGCTTGAAGAGAATATCTCAACTCAAATTGAAAGTAAAGGAATTAAAGTGGAGTACGAGTCCGAAAAGTTGGCTTACGTTATACCTGCTTCTAAACATACTTATAATCCTGACTTTAAGTTACCTAATGGTATTTTCATAGAAACAAAAGGAAGATTCTTAGCCGCTGATAGGAAGAAACATCTATTGGTAAGAGAACATAACCCGGAATTGGATATCCGATTTGTATTCTCAAACTCAAAGAATAAAATCAGTAAAGCATCCAAAACATCTTATGCCGATTGGTGTGATAAGAATGGTTTTAAATACGCCGACAAACATATTCCCGAAAATTGGTTCGAATAAATTTGGATTAACCAAATAAAATTCGTATATTTGTTCTGTGTTGAATAGTACTGACAAATCCAAAGTTATTACAACGCTTTCTAATGCGTTGGGTAGTTACTCCAATTTAAAGGGTAATGAACTTGCATTCCATTGTCCATTTTGTAATCACCATAAACAAAAACTCCAAGTCAATACCGAAACTCAAAAGTGGCATTGTTGGAATTGCAATAGTGGTGGTAAGAAATTAACATCTCTATTAAAGAAGTTGGATGTAGATAGAAAAACTATATCAATCATTAGAGAGATATATGGTGATTCAAATTACAACCCACTAACCGAAGATGCCGATACAAAGGTATTCATTCAACTTCCAAAAGAATTTATTTCATTAGCCGAAGAGCCGAAGGGATTTAATCCCGAATATAAGCATGCTATGTTCTATCTTACTCAAAGAGGAATTAGTATGAAAGAAATAATCAAATATAATATTGGATATTGTAAAGATGGGTTATATAGTAGACGGGTTATTATCCCATCATATGATTCAAATGGACAATTAAACTATTTTGTTTCTCGTTCGTATTATCAGGAGGAGAAAATGAAATATAAAAACCCACCAATCAGTAAGAATGTAATTTGTTTAGAATCGCAAATCAATTGGAATGAGCCAATCATACTATGTGAAGGTGTGTTTGATGCAATTACAATTAAACGAAATGCTATTCCATTATTAGGCAAATTTCCATCAAGACAATTGGTAGAGAAAATCTTTATGAGTGGAGTTACGGATATTGTCATCTCATTGGATAATGATGCAATCAATGAAGCGCTTAAAGCGGGTGAGTATTTCCGTAAACAGGGAATAAATGTAACAATGATGTATCTTAAAGATAAAGATGCGGCCGATATGGGTTATACTAAATTTTATGAAGAGTTGGGGAAAGCAAATACATTTTCTCCGGAAGAGTTATTATTAAATAAGATTAAAAATTTATGAGTTTAAAAAAGATTTACCACATTGCAGACGTGCATATTCGGAATGTCAAACGACATAATGAATATAGACAAGTGTTTGAAAAAATGTTTGAGGAAATCCGTTCAAGAGGAGTGGAAGATTCAATCATTTATTTAGCAGGTGATATTGCCCATGCTAAATTGGAACTTTCTCCGGAGTTAGTGAGAGAGATTAGTTGGTTGTTTACGGAATGCTCGAAATTGTGCGAAACTATCCTTATTACGGGTAATCACGATTGTAATATGAACAACTCCGATAGATTGGATGTTCTTACTCCAATTGTAGAAGCATTGAATTTACCAAACTTCATTTACCTAAGAGATACTCAAGTATATTCGATAGGTGGAGTTGATTTTGGTGTATTCAGTATCTTTGATACAAAAGAGAATTGGCCTAAAGCCGATACAATGTTTGGAAACAAAAAGATTGCGCTTTTTCACGGACCGGTGGATAATTCGATGACCGATATTGGCTATATGGTATCATCACGTCATTTCACAACCGAAATGTTCGATGGATATGATTTAGCATTGTTAGGTGATATCCATAAAAGGCAAGAGATGATTTCTCCAAAAGGTTGTAAGGTAGTTTATGCCGGTTCATTGGTTCAACAAAATTTTGGTGAATCGTTGGATAAGCATGGTTTCTTAGTTTGGGATTTAGATACAATGTCTTATGAATCGGTTGATATTCCTAATGATTATGGATATTATACTATGGATATTGATAATGGGAAAGTTCCTATTGTAAATGATATGCCAAAGAAACCTCGTTTGAGAGTTCGTTTATCTAATACCGATACGGCTGATACTAAAAGAGTGATGGCTGAGATTAAGATGAGATATGGTGTTGAAGATTTTACAATTATTAGAACCGATTCTCTTTCTAAATCAAAAACAGGTAATAGATTAAACAAATTAGATTTTGAAGATATTTCAGATATCAATTATCAGAACTCACTTATCAATGAGTATGTTGAGAGAATGATGCCATTTGTAATCCCAGAAGATTTAAAAGGATTAGAGATAATCAATAGAGATATCAATAGTAGAATTGTACAAGATGATGTTCAACGAAACATTCAATGGAAACCAATTCGTTTTGAGTTTTCTAATATGTTTAGTTATGGAGAGAGTAATAAGATAGATTTCACTAAATTGGGTGGATTGGTTGGCTTATTTGCTCCAAATGCAGCAGGTAAATCATCTCTATTTGATGCAGTATCATTTTGTTTATATGACAAGAGTAGTAGAGCTTACAAAGCAGCTAATATCTTAAATAATCGTAAAACAGAATTCGCTTGTCACTTACATTTCCAAATAAATGGATTGGATTATCATATTGAAAGAACTGCTAAAACAATCAACAAAGGAAAGAACGTTAAAGTAGATGTTCAATTTTGGAGACAAGATGGTGATGATAGAACTTCATTAAATGGAACGGAGAGAAGAGATACGAATCAAATCATTGAGCAATATGTTGGTAAATATGAAGATTTCGTATTAACGGCATTATCATTACAAGGTAATAACGCTTTATTCATTGATAAATCTCAATCAGAACGTAAAGATTTATTGGCTCAATTTATGGGATTGAATATTTTCGATAAATTATATGAAACTGCCACCGATGATATCAAAGAAGTGAGTGTTTTGATTAAAAACTTTAAGAAAACAGATTTTACAACGGAATTGGCTAATAAAGCAAATGAGTTGAAATCGCATAAATCAGTTTTAAAGGATTTGGAAAAAACATTAGCAAGTAGAAATGCCGATGTTACCGATTTAGGTAATAGAATCGTTGGGTTAAGTGCAGAACTTACTCCTATGGATGGTAATTTAGATTTAGATAGTTTAACTAAACAAGAAGGAACTATTGGTAGAGATATTTTACACATTCTTGCGGAGAAAAAAGAAAAGAGTGAAAATATTACTTCATACGAAGATACAATTATATCTTTAAATACAAAAATTAAAGAGTTTGATAAATTCAATGGTGAACCGGTAGATTTGGTGTACGATGAATATAATGAATTAAATTCAGCTTATACTCAATCCCTACATTTGGTTGATAAATTGAAAATTTCATTAGATGCAAATACAGAAAAACTTTCTCATTTAGAAAAGCACGAATATGACCCTAATTGTAAGTTTTGTTGTGATAACGTTTTTGTTAAAGATGCACAAGAAACTAAGAATGTGGTTAGCCATCAATTAATTGAATTGGATGAACTACAATCTAATTTGGGTAAAACCATTTCTAAAATTGAGAAAATTAAAGATGTTGTTCCTCAATGGAATGAGTTGGTTAAATTAAAATCAGATTTAAGAAATTTCAATTCTAAGTTTCAAACCGCAGAAGCAGAGATGAGTGGGTTTATTACTAAAGAGGAGTTATTACAACATCAATTAGATACGGTTAAGAGTAATATTCAAAAATATCACGATAATGAGGAAACAATTAAACGTAATACTCAAATCAATAGTATCATCAATGGATTGCAAAGAACCAAAGGTGAGATTGAATTAGAAATAAAACAAATTACTAAAGAGATAGCAGGTGTGAATGGCTCTATTTCTTCCATATCTTCGTTTATAGAGAGGATAAAGTTACAGATGGAAGAAGTTAAGGATTTGGAAGAAAAGAACCGCCTATACACTTATTACTTAGATGCGGTGAAGAGAGATGGTATCCCTTATGAGTTGATTTCCAAAGCATTACCGGTAATCGAAAATGAAGTAAATAATATTTTAGGACAAGTTGTTGATTTTGGTATTGTAATGGAAGTAGATGGTAAATCTATTAACGCTAAAATTGTTTATGATGACCAAGAATGGCCATTGGAGATGTGTAGTGGTATGGAGAAATTTGTAAGTGGATTGGCTATCAGAGTAGCACTTATCAACGTATGCAATTTACCTCGTCCAAACTTCTTAGTAATCGATGAAGGGTTCGGGACATTGGATAGTGATAACTTATCATCGTTATTTATGATGATGCAATATTTAAAAACTCAATTCGATTTCATTTGGATGATTTCTCACTTAGAACAAATGAGAGATATCGTAGATGGATTGATAGAAATTAAAAAAGAAAATGGATTTAGTAAGTTTGACTTCTAGCCTTATCGACTTTCAACACATTTGATTGAGGTTTAGGAACACCTATGTGTTTCTTAATTAAGTTTTCAACTAAACTTCCCATTTTAAACCCATGTTCTTCGCAATATCCTTTGAGAAGTTCGTGGGTTTCTTTTTTGATTTGCAACATAGCATATTTCATAACTTTAGTTTTCTTTAGTTTTATAAAGTATTCATTAGTTTTCTATATATAAATATGATTAGTTTATTTTTTTAAGAATATTTATTTAAAAAGATTAACTAATGGCTGTAATACAAAAAACCCTATTTGCTGAAAATTTAGATAAATACAATACATTTGTAACGGATACTGACCCGTTTAGTAGGTATTTTAAAATAACAGAATTATCAGATACATTAACAG